AGTTTCTGAGTTGGGTGAATGTGTAGAAGCCCACCGATGTGGTGAGTTTGCAAACATGGAAGCGTTTAACGAACTCATGGTAAACGAAACCTACGACTTTGAAACGTGCTTTAAACGTGAAATAAAAGATAGTGTTGAAGATGAACTAGCGGATGCTTTAATTAGAATCCTAGACACAGCAGAAGGTTACTCAATCGACTTGCAAAAACATATTGAACTAAAAATGGAATACAATGCGAAAAGACCAAAGCTCCACGGGAAGAAGTACTAAGTTTTCAAAGAGAGAACTAAGACTTAAGAGAATAAAATTAAGAGGTAATAAATGCCACTTTAGAAGTCAAATTAATAAACAATTAAATAATAACAACGATGACAACAACTGAGAAAATTAAAGAGCTACAGAGTAAGCTAACAGGGAACTTACTAGAAGATTGTGAGATACAAGCTGAAATATATGAATTAAAAAAAGAAATTGCAAAAGAGCAAGGAATAACGATTGAACAATATGAAGACAACGACCAGGAGGAATGTCTGTATTGTGGGAGTTAATTACTTATAACGATAGGCAAGTAGGCGAAGTAATAAAGGCGACTTGTAATAAAAAATAGATTTATGAAAATAGAAGTAATTGAGTGGGAGGAAAATGGTGTAGGAACTAACACATATTCTCCAGTAATAATTAACGGCAAAAATAAAACTATGTTTCATGAGAAAGGGAAACCTAAGTTTTTCTACACTAAGAAAGCAGCGAGGGAGTTTGCAAAAGATTGGATTTTAAAGCAAGAAACTAAGCCTTAATTATTTCGCTTACTTGCTGTTATATTTCAGGTGGCTTTCCCTGCTTCGACACATTTACTTTAGTTACTCTGTTGGCGCAACATCCTAGGGCTTCGCAGACAATGATTAAAGAGCCACTTGAATATAACGGCATCGGGCTAAAGTGTCGTTTTAATGCACTTTTAGCCCGTGTTAGGTGTCTGGTTTTAAAAATAAAAAAGCGTAGGAATTAATAACTAAAAACAAATAAAAATGAAAGCAAAAATCAAAACAACAAAAGAAGTAGAAATTACAACATTATTAGTAGATGCAGGGGTGCGTTATTGGGAAGATGCAACCGTAAATGGAACAGAAGATGAAGAGGGTGATTTAATACCTTGCAGAGATGGTGAAAGATGGAAGCCGATAATTGATATTGAAAGCGGTGTAATTACCAATTGGACAAAAGGAGTAGTTGCTAATGTTCATTACAAAATTTGTGATGATGGAATTTACCATTTAGCGGATGCAGAAGGCAATATTTTACTAACTAAAGATGGCTATGTGCCAAATATTTTAGATGTAGAAAGAGATTCCTATGGGGATTATATTATCTTAAATATTGATGAAAATGGTAAAATAGCAAATTGGAATAACAAACCGAAAGTAAATGACTTTGAAGATGAGGACGAAGATTAACGGTAAACCCGTGCGGTGGGTTTTTATTTTTAAAACTTGCACCTAACGTATCGGTGCTATACGATGTGGCGGATTTTCAGCACGAAAGCCCGATACGAAGCACCAAAGTTCAATAAAGTAAAAATGTTTAACCGAAGCAAGTCAGCCGCCATATTGTATAGCACTTGTTAGTGGCTGCCCTTCTTCACAAATTAAAATAGGATGACAATAGACGAAACAAATTTGCTTCACAAAAAAGCAGAAACAAAAAAAGATGGTGTATATTCCTTTAGAGGAAACCTATGGGCTGTAAAGAACGGCAAATTTGTTGCTTTCATAAACAACAGAGGACAAGTTTTACAAAGGTTTGGAGCTTTTAACACTGAAATTGGTGATTTAAGTTCGATTGAAAGATGGGATTGGAAAAAGAAACTTGTCGAATGGTTGCGGTCTCAATAGGGTTGCCGCTAACGTGTTGCAGCTAATGGTAGTTGCGGAATAAAAAGTACAAATTTTCAATAACAAATAAAACTTAATAAAATGGCAGAAGACAAAATTAACTACAAAAAACAGCAATTACCATTAGGTGCTGTTATAAGCTGTGCCGAGTTATTTTCGATGCAGCTTCACGAAATAATAGAAGTGTACCACGAGCCATACTTCAGAATTATGAGAGTGGCTGGAGGTTGGATGTATAACTTTTATGACACAAAGAACGATGAATATTTTGGTGAGTGGACTTATGTACCTAAAGATAATGACCTGATGTAGGCATTGCTTATAACACAAAGATAAACGCCGTTTTAATGGCTTTTATCAACTGTTAGGAGTAGTTTAATTAAATTTAAAGAATGAAAATAATATTAACCATAGAAGAAGATGAATTTGGAGATCTGAATTCTGAATTAGTAGCTGAAGATATCGAGATATTAGAAGCCCTAGAAATAATAAGAGACGCTCAAGAAGAGCTATATTTAAGTAGAATAAATTTAAACTAAAAAAACAATGAGTGAACAATTAGATGAATACTTTAAAGTGTGTTATAAATACGCAAATCAAATGATATGTAAAGGTGAAAAAATTGAACCAGAAACGGTAATACTTATTTTAACATCAGTTAGAGAAATAATTAAATCAAACAATAAATAACATGAGTACACTAATCAATTTAAGTATCAAAGGAAAAGACGGGTATAAAAACTATACCATTTCAGTAAGTGACGAAACAAACCAATACGGTCAAAACGTGGTTATGTATGAAGCACAAACAAAAGAAGAACGTGAAGCAAAACAACCTAAAAAATACATAGGTAATGGCTCAGTAGTTTGGACTGATGGAACGATCAAAGTAGCAGAGAAAAAAGATAAGCCACAAGAAACAAAAGAAGTTTCAGATTTACCATTCTAAAATAAATTACTATATTTGTAAAGCGCACAAGGGGTAGTCGGCCAAACGAGGTGTTACCCCTTTCTAATTTAAACTATATGACAAACATTATAATAAGTCTATTCGTTACTTTCATAGTTCACCAAGAATTAAATTTTGGGTACTACGTTAGAAAGTTTACAGGGACTAGAATAAGTAAACCAATAAAAGTACTAGACTGTTTCCCGTGTTTTAGTTTCTGGATAGCAGTTTTAATCAGTTTATTCACTCACGACTATCTAACTCCGTTAGCAGTCTTTTTAATAATAAAGTTTTATGATAATAAGTAAAGAAGCATACGAAAGTTTTTTAAAGGTTAAAGAACTTATAAAAAAGCCACAAATAAAATATACTAATGAACAATTCTTATTGCTTTCAGAAGTGTATGCAGAGATAACAAAGAAGCCACTAACTAAGGGTTGTGCTGGTTGTTTAGAAACAGGTTTGAAGATTTTAAACAATTGGATGAATTTATTCGAAGAAGCGACTAGATTAGCGTATGAGACTCAGGAAGTGATTAAGAAAGTAAGAAAGCCAAGAAAACCAAAAGCATAAATCAATGGCTAAACATAAATACATAGAGACTCCAGAAAAATTATGGGAGTTATTCGAAAGTTATGTTTTACATGAGAAACAAAATCCTATGTATAAACAGGAATATGTAGGTAAAGATGGAAGGACTGAATTAACACCACTAGAGACTCCGATAACATTTGAAGGGTTTGAATGCTACTTAATGGATCAAGGAATAATAGGAGATTTAGGAGATTATTCAAAGAATAAAGATGAGAGATATACTGAATATACCCCCATCATTACACGTATAAGAAAAAATTGTTTCGTCCATAACTTTAGAGGTGCTTCCGTTGGTTTGTTTAATGCTAATATCATAGCTAAAAAATTAGGACTATCTGAAAAGGTAGAGACACAACAAACGATTGTACAAAGATTCGATTTCGATGTCAACGATTAAAGGATACAAACCACATTCCAAACAAAAAGAAATACATAACTCTATAATCAATGAGAGTTATAAATATTACATTCTAAACATAGGCCGCCAATTCGGTAAAACGATGCTAGGTATTAACCAGATGTTATACTGGTCAATCAATCACAAAGGATGTAATATAGCATGGGTAACACCTATCTACAAACAATCAAAGAAAGTGTTTGACGAAATGGAAAAGGTTACTAAATCGAGTGGGCTGTTTGAGTACAATCGAAGTGATCTAACGATAAGCGGTTTTAATTCACAAATACAATTTTTCTCTGGTGAACGTCCCGATAATATTAGAGGTAACACGTTCGACTATTTGATAGTGGATGAGATGGCATTTACACGTCCAGAGTTATGGAGTGAGGTACTTTCTGCAACCGTATTAGTAAAAGGCAAGAAAGTTATCTTTATTAGTACACCAAAGGGTAAAAATCACTTTTACCAATTAAGTCTACAGCCTAATTATGATAATCGTTATAAGTACTTCCATTATTCGAGCTATGACAATCCAATGATTGATGCAGAGGACTTGGAAGAAAGGAAAAGAAGTTTACCAAAGCATATCTTTGAGCAGGAATATTTAGCAAAGTTTATCGATAACGCTAGCGGACTATTCAAAAACGTGGATAGTTGCGTAATAAAACCCGCTGAACGTACTCAAAAACTTTTTGGAGGGTTAGATATAGGACGAGCAGATGATTACACTGTATTGACTATCTTAAACAAGAATTATCAAATGGTTTATGTACAACGCTGGAGGCAACAAGAATGGAGTAAGATAATAGATGAGGTTGCTGCAAAGATCAGAGAATATAACGCTGAGATATTTGTGGAAGTAAATAACCAAGGAGACGTATTTTATGAAATGCTACAAAACAAAGTCTACAATAACGTACAGCCTTATGTGACTTCTACAGCAACCAAACCTATCATGATTGAAGATTTAGCCGTTCACTTTGAAAATAAGGATATCGGAATATTAAACGAAAGTTGGTTAGTAGATGAATTAAATGCATTTACTTATATTTACAATGAGAAAACTAGGCGTGTTCAGTATGGAGCACCACAAGGCGTACATGATGACGGTGTAATGAGTTTGGCGTTAGCAGTACAATCAATTAAAAAGAATCAATATGGCTATTTTGAAGTATATTAATATTAAAGCCCCAAAGACTTTAAACGATTTAAGAATTAACCACCTTAAAGCATTGACCGATGAGAACTATCAGAAAGCAATGGATTTGGGAACTATCATTGAGTTTATATGTTTAATAACAGGAGCTAAAAGAAACGATTTAAACAAGGTTAATATCTCGGAGCTTAGAAACATTCACGAACACTGTATAGGGTTGTTTAAAGACTTCCAATTAACCAAACCAAAAGAAGAAATTACAATCAACGGAGTGACTTATTTATTAGTCGATCCTGCGAAAGTTGGTATTGGTTGGCATATAGATATCAGTAACTCCGATCTACAAAACGATCCTAGTAGATTAGCTAGTTTGATGTATATCGAAAAGGGTACTACATACGGGGAGCTTGATGAAAATTTAAACATGAAGTACTCAAATCAAGAACGTGCGAAACTGTTTGAAGAACACATGCCACTACCCGACTATCTTAATTTAGTTAGTTTTTTTTTGCGACAATCAATCGAATTAATGAGCAGCTATACGGAAAGCAAGAAGATAAGAAAGAGTCTACTAAAAACAATGATAGGTTTGTTTGGGAGAAACTAATTCACTATCTAAGCAAAGAATATAATCAGACTTGGGAGCAAATAGTAAAATGGA